CCGCAGGTCTTCCTGCGCCGCTTCCAATTGTGCATTTAATTTATTTATCATTGCGAAGCCATGGTGACCCAGTCCTCGCGAATCACCAAGAAAAAAGTGAAAATTTATTTTCACCAATCTTCATTTCTCGTGTTGACATTCTCGCGAATCTCCTGCGAACCGCATAAACACTACATCTCCGAGCATCGATGAAAATGATTTTTCGCGAAATTATTTTCGTGAAACATTTGCGCGAATTTAAAAATGACTGATAATCCCGGCATCACTTCGCAACTGGCATCATGCCATTTGCATAAATACATTTTCCATGCCAAGATGATAACTTCACAAATTAATTATCATACCAACATTTCAAGACAATTTAACGCGAAGCAAAGACCCGAACATGAGCCTGCGAATGAATGAGGAGCTTCTGCGCAGCTCATTTTAAACAGCCACAAAATCAATCCGTCAAGACCTAAATTGCAATGTCAGACAAAAAAACAGGAAGACCCACAGGATACACTAAAGACAAAGCAGATGAGATTTGCCGCATGATTGAAAACGGACTAACCCTCAACTCCATCAGCAAACTCGACGGAATGCCAGAAATCAGCACGATTTACAATTGGCAGGATGCGCATCCGGAATTCATGGAAACCTACGCTCGTGCGAGGGCGAGAAAAGCCGATACAATTGCTGACATGATACAGGAGGAAGCATTCAACGCGCATGATGCCCAGATTGGCAGATTGCGAATTGATGCATTGAAATGGACAGCCTCGAAACTGGCTCCCAAGAAGTATGGTGACAAGGTAGAGATAGAGCAAACAGGACAGCAGAACTTCAAGATTTCATTCAATGTCCCAGAGAGAGAAAATGCGCCACTTCATGCGCCTGTGCCATTGAAGGCACTACCGGAAGCATCGCCGCGCATCATTGACATCTCACCCGAAAGCATACCCGAAAGTATACCCGACAGCACCGACTTGCCATATTCCGACGATATTACACCAGATCGGGAGTAATAAGACCGACCGCATCCAATAAAACTACACATGGCGCATTCAATAAGATTTTACATGGAACAACACGACAACAAACAACAGGAACCAATCGAACCAACTGAACCAATGAAACCGACAACCGATCCGAAAGAATACAGGAACTTCGTCCGCTCGTTATGCAAAGCAGGAAGCATCATTGCCGAGGAACTCACTCCCGACGATGCCCACAGATTGCACATGGCAGTTGGAGTTTCCGGCGAAGCAGGCGAGCTACTCGACGCAATCAAAAAAGCCTGCATATACAGGAAACCTCTCGACATTGCCAATGTGCGGGAAGAATGCGGCGACATTCTTTTCTATGTGACCGGCCTGCTCGACTCTATTGGATGCAATCTGGACGAAGTAATCAGCGAGAATATGGCGAAGCTTTCGGCGCGTTATCAATCGATGGCATTTTCCAACGCCGCCGCAATCGCTCGCGCCGATAAACAGCCACAAGCACAGGACAAAGACCACGGGAGCGAAGTAAAAGCACCAGCACCAGAGGACGATTTCGAGGAAGTGATAATCGAACGCACTTGCAATCTGGACGATGAAACCTGTGAATCATGCCAATGAACGACAACATCCGCAGCCTCGACCCAAACGAAGCGATAGACCAGATTGAAACCCTCGGCAGTTGGCTTCTGGAGATCATGGCAAACAATGGCAGCGATGAATTGAACGAGGAAGGAGGATTGGCATACCAGCATTATTCGCCAGCAACAATGACAGCAATTGCGTCAGCATTTGCTTATGCTCGACTCCTCCGCATGATTTCAGCAAACATCTTCCAATTGCATCAAGGGGATTTGACGGAGGAACAATTTCATCACGCATTGGAAGAAGGAGCGAATGAATTGGAAGAATCGAACCCATTCACCGAATACAACGACGAAGAGCAATGAAAACTGAAGAACAAATCCAGCAACTGGCAGCGGAATATCACAAGCTAATTGGCCCCGAACATCACAAAGACCGAGATTGCCACTGGTATATTGAAACAGTTTGGTCTTATGGTTCACCCGCCCGTTACATTGTGCGGCATTATGGCTATCTACACGATGAGGTTGAGATCATTTGCTCCAACTATGCCGAAGCATTGGCCGCATTGCGGGAGGAATTGAAACGAGCGATTGAAGTTGAGAAGATCAGCCAAGAGCAGGAAGATTGCGTAACCTTTCCAGATTCCGACCTTCCCGGCGAATTGCGAACAGGATTTGAGCTATGACATGGGAAGAATACGCAATAGAATTGGCCGATGTTGCCAAGTTGAAGAGCAAAGACCCGTGGCTGCAAGTTGGCGCAGTTTTATTGCGGCACGATAACACGATTGCCGGAATCGGCTTTAATGGATTCCCGACTGGAATGGATGAAGACTGGACGAACAGAGAAAAGCGGAGAAGCTATGTAATCCACGCCGAGCAGAACGCGATGCGATATGTAAAGCCCAACGAATGCCGATTGATTGCAACGACAACGCTTCCATGCAACAATTGTTTCAAGATGATTGCAGGATATGGCATCAAGAAAGTTGTCTATCGTTACGCATACGAGAGGGATGACAGCACGATAATGTTGGCAAAAGATTTCGGCATTGAATTGATCAAGCTATGAACGAAGAAGAAGAATTAAAGGATACGATAAAAGCATTGCGTAAGAATTTGAGAGAAGATAATGCAAGGATGAACATCATGGATGAAATGATAGAAGAGGCTAAAATTGCCTTTTACGCTGGAAAATCAGCGTCAGAAATTTACAACATACTAACGAGAGAGAATAAATAAATGAAACACCGCTATCATATATTGGGCTTGCCGCACACAGTAACGAGCAAAGAATTTAATGCGTGTGCTTACACACAAAAAATTTTGAAATTTTCAAAAATGATGACAGCTCGCGGTCACGAAGTCATTCACTACGGCCACGAAGACTCTGACTTGATATGCTCGGAGAATGTTTCAGTTTTAACAAACGATGATTTTCAGAAAAGCTATGGTTCCCATGATTGGAAGAAAACATTCTTTAAGTTTGATATGGGAGATCATGCCTATCAAACATTTTTCAAGAATGCCATTGAAGAAGTAGGGAAGAGGAAAAAGAAGAATGATTTTATTTTGCCATTCTGGGGTTCTGGAGTAAGACCAGTATGTGACGCTCATCCAGATTTGATTTGCGTTGAACCCGGCATTGGCTACGCAGGAGGTCACTGGGCGAGGTGGAAAGTATTTGAATCCTATGCCATCTATCACGCTTATTGTGGCCTACAGAGTGTTGGTAGCTGCCGACAGGACTGGTATGATGTCGTCATCCCGAATTACTTTGATGTCGAGGATTTCGACTTCAATAGCGACAAAGAAGACTACTTTCTGTATTTGGGTAGGGTCTACTCTGGCAAAGGCGTGGATGTCGCTATACAGGCAACAGAGCGAGCAGGAGTCAAACTGGTCATCGCTGGTCAGAAGGAAGAAGGATACAAGTTACCGCCTCATGTTGAGTATGTAGGCTACGCTGATGTCCCGACGCGAAAGAAGCTCATGGCAAATGCCAAGGCGAGCTTCCTGCCTTCCATGTATGTCGAGCCATTTGGTGGGGTGCAGATTGAGAACCTGCTGTCTGGAACACCAACCATCACCACTGACTGGGGATCATTCGCGGAAAACAACCTGCATGGCATCACAGGCTATCGATGCCGCACTATGGGTGACTTTGTGGATGCTATCAAAAATATTGATTGCATCAACCCGTATGACTGCCGCAAGTTTGGCGAGAACTTCACTTTGGAGCGAGTTGCACCAATGTATGAGAAGTATTTCAGCGATGTCCTTGATGTCTACGAAGGCAAGGGATGGTATGCTGACGGCAACGGCATTGATGCCATGACGAGGTTCTATCCGGGTATTATATGAGCGACTACACATTTGAATCGGCATATTGGGGCGACTGCTGCAATACCTTCGACGAGGATCAGAAGCACTATGTCTACGCTCGCTACATGGGCTTGAAGCAGGTTGGCTACTCGTTTGATGTAGGTGGCGCGAGGATCATTGACATAGGTGGTGGCCCGACATCAATGCTGCTCAAGACGATCAACCTTGGAGCGGGATTGGTTGTCGATCCGCTGGAGTATCCGAAATGGACATATGACAGGTATGCAGCGAAGGGAATCGATTGCTTGGTCTTTCGTGGTGAAGATGTCATCGAGGAAGGATTTGACGAAGCGTGGATTTACAACTGCCTCCAGCATACCGACGATCCAGAATTGATCATCGAGAACGCACTGAAGTCAGCAAAGACACTGCGAATCTTTGAGTGGGTCAACATTCCTCCGCATGATGGTCATCCAATTGAGTTGACAAAATTGAGACTGGACGCATGGATCGGCAAGGTAGGTCAGACGATTCAGCTTGCGGAGTCTGGATGTTTTGGTAGAGCATATTTCAACACATACACACATGAGTAATACAACACCATACCAGCAGTTCGTGAATTCAATCGTCAAGCCGGGAACGGAGATCGTTAGGCAGTTGACACCACAGCAGGCGCATATGTTGCACATGGCAGTAGGAGTATCTGGCGAGGCAGGAGAGTTGCTTGATGCCGTCAAGAAGCATTGCGTCTACCAGAAGCAGATTGATCTTGACAACATTAAGGAGGAGGCAGGCGACATCTTGTTTTATCTTACTGGACTTCTGAATGAGCTTGACATGTCGCTTGAAGATTGCATTGACGCGAACAAGGAAAAGTTGAGCAGACGCTATTCTTCTGGCAGCTACAGCAACGAGCAGGCTATTGCGCGGGCAGATAAGGTTGAGGAAGTCAAGCAAGAAAAATCTATTCCAGACATTGAGGATGACTTTGATGATGTCGAGATCGAGCGAGTTGCCTGCAATCTTGGTGAAGAGTGCGAGTCCTGCCAATGAAACCGATACTGCTTGCAATTTGCCTTGCGTTGTGCGCGTGTGGAACTGTAAAGGAGACATACACGGAGAAAAGAACTTTGACATATCCAAAAGGCACTACGCCGAATTTGAAGGAGATGTATTTGAGGGAAGACAAGACTCCAGATGCCGCTCCAGTAGTTGAGCAGAACACATACACTGGAGTTGCCATTCCAGAACCTGCTGCTCCTGCATACAACGATGCTGACTTGCTTCCGAGCGATTCGCTGGCAGATGAGAACGAGAGGTTGCGCTTGCTTGCGATAAACAAAATCTTGAGAGGAATGCAATGAGCGACTGGGATCAATATGCGTTAGGAATTGCCGAGGTAGTTGCGAAGAAAAGCAAAGACCCGTGGAGGCAGGTTGGAGCGGTATTGCTGCGGCATGACAACACGATTGCAGCTTGTGGCTACAATGGGTTTCCAGCGCACATGGTGGAGGATTGGAGTGATCGTGAGCGCAGGAGGAAATATGTTGTCCATGCGGAGCAGAACGCATTGCGCCATGTCAAGCCAAATGAATGTCGCTTGGTTGCGTCTACAACACTGCCTTGCAATAATTGTTTAAAATCTCTTGCATCATATGGAATCAGGCGTATCGTCTACCGCGAAACCTATCCAACGGATGAATCAACGATTCTTCTCGCGGCAGATTTCGGAATAGAATTAATAAATATATGAGCGACAAACCAAGCTTTATGACGCATGAGCGTATAATGACAGGGGAAGAATATGTTTCATATTCTGACTACCTGTCACTTGAACGCGAGCGCGACGAAGCGAGGGATAAACTTGCAGACTGGGAAAATGCCGCCGCTCATGTTGAAGCTGACCATCCTGATGAAGTGCATTGCGGGTGCGTTCCTGTTCTTAGGAAACTTTTAAGCGATGCAAGGCGCGAGCGAGACGAGGCGCGTGAAGCATTCAAAATATCTTACAACGAGCGAGTTCAAATGGAACTTGAACGAAACGAGGCGCGGTCAAAATACGACATACTCGCAGTGGAAAATATGCTGGAAGTTCATAAACTTTGCAAAGAGCGAGATGAATGGGCGGCAATGTGTGGTCGATACAAACAAGAACGCGACGAGGCGATTGATATTATTAGAAAAGCAAAAGCAAAATTTTGCGAAGATGGGGCAGATGGCAAGATAGCTTCTGAAATGTTTTCAATCCTTATAGGAAATATATGAAAAAATCCGAACTATGGGCTAAATACGCCGAGAAAAATCCATCATTTGATGGGTTAGGAACAATAACGATGTCAGCAAGAGGGTTGCGTAAGATGTTTAACCAAACTTGGGACATTGCGTTTGAAGCTGGATTCAACAAAGAGTTTGAAGATGAAGAAAATGAAGATGATTATCCAGAACAAATTAGGCATAGCGCATCTGCAATAAACATCTTCGATACAATTTTCGGAAAACGATGAATTCACTTGAACAATACATTGAACATGAAAAACTTGATCCAGTTAAAGCGATGAACGCATTGCAGGATCACGGAATAATTAGCGACAACTGCATTGAAGCAAAA